TAAAAATGAAATATTTACTCTTTGCATATTTAAACCTCGATTGTTTCCGGTATAAGTAGCAATTAATTCATCTGAAGTTGTTCCGGTGGTTCCAAATCTTATTCTATAAGTAACATTCGCCACAGCTGCTGATTTTTCTCCTGAAATTAAAATAAGCATCGTGTCACCAGCTACAAAAAAACCACCAACAACATCGTCAGAGCTTAAAACAGTTTCCAGCAAGTCACCAGTATGACTTCCAAATGTTCCGTTTTGTTTTGAGATGAAGAAGTTTTCAATTTTATTAATTGTTGATGTAAAGAAATCTTGACGGATTGAACCATCGGTGTTTATGCCGAATGAGTTATACAATTTCATTATTCCGGCTAGTGAATCTGTTGCTGAAGGAACTGTTGTTGCACCAGACTTAGGACTCAAAATCCAGTTATTGGTCGCTACACGTTTAACCCAATAATTGACATTTTTTTCTAATACAATAAAAGGTTCAGCAACACCATTTATCAAATAACCTGAAGGAATTAATTTAACAACTACATCACTCTCGTTTACTATATTAAAAAGATAGTCACCACTTAATGGGTTTGGAATAGTAATATCAACAGGGCTTGCTGCAATAGGTGAAACTCTAACTGTTCTTGAATTATGAGTTGCAGCTAGGGTAAGACTAGTTGTTATATTAGATACTGGTCTATTTATTTCAGCTGTACCGGCAGCAAATGGCATTTTCAAAACACTACTACTTCCAGCTTCAGTATTACCTTCAATCTGAATATGTGATGATGTGAAGTATGCACACAACCTATTGTTTAGCATATAGAAATCAGTGTAGCCAGAAACTAAAGATGGCACATAAGATGAATTTGTTTTCATTCTCAATTTATCAAAGAATGTCAAAAAATATCTTTTTATTCTATAATCAACACCTTCTTTGTTTATTAAAAAATAATCAGGATCTTCCGGAAGCGATAATAATTCATCCAATAAATTGATATCATACGGCAAACTCTCTCCAGGTCCAGCAGTAATCACTTCACCAAATACATTGAAAGCTCGAAGACGTAATGTTCCGGTTGGTATAGATGGTTCTGTGGTGACTTCACTATCTTCCGGTCCTTCTGCAATAAGAATGTCATTGTCTGTGGTCAAGTAAGCTGTGTGAGTTCGGTACATTCCTTCAGCAGCTAAAGGTAACACGCGGGTAATTGGAGCATCTAGTTCATAGTCAACGCCGTCAATCTTCCAGGCAAAGTCTTCAAAGTTTACTTCGTCATCTACTATGGTTATTGTGCCTAGGGTGGTGATGCCTGATTGACTCAATGCTCCACCTCCTAAATTTTCATATAAAAATTGCAGAGCTGCACTCATTTTATTGATTTCTTCAGCAGATAGGTATTTATCAATTCCGAACTGCTGGAACCATGCAAGAAGCTCCGGCGAATTTACCTTTGCAGGAATGTTTAACGGATATGGATTTGTTGTTGGCATAGCTAAAAAGATAAAGGGATGAAGACCGGAAGACCGAAACGATCATAACTTGGAGTATATCCGGAAGGGAAAATAGATTGTGATTCTATTTCTACTTCACAGGCTTTTGAATTCTCGGTCGTTTTTATAATAGGTTTTGTATTCTGATTGAAGTCGTTCCGGCCAATGGTGAGCAATCGACCATCGGAAAGTTTGATGTTGACAAACTTTATTTTTTGCATGAGTGCTATCCGATCTGCACGATAGGCATCGCCATTCGGGAAACGAAAAACTACTTTCTGTTTATAAGAGGTTCCGGCGGCACTGGTCACACTTTCCTGTGCATAATTGATGGATGAAATGGAAACACCGGCTTTGTGAAATTCGGCATTTTCCATGATGGAATTATAAAAAGGTTGCCATCCTTCAATTACAGATGCTTTTGAAACGCCATCAAACGATAGTTCAATAGCGCAGGCATTGATGTTAGTTCGTACTTTGTCAAGTAGTTGCATTACAGAAACGTTTGCACGAAGATAGTAAAAAAATTTACTTATAAGTATATTTTGTTACTTAAAAGTAGTTTTAAATACCTTAAAAAGGCATTATTTTTTTGTAATTCTGTAATTCTGTTATTTTTCACTCGTTAGACCCAATAAAATAAGGGTTTTTTATGAAAGTGATTTTTGTAATTTAGGCGATTTGCCTTTTTGTATTTTTGTTAGAAGATTTTAGATTACAATTTTTTTGTAATATCAATTACAAAATTACAAATAGAATGTACGCTTTTTTTCTAGGGTTTTTGCTATATTGCATCAAATATTACAAAATTACAATTTTTTTTAGTTTTTTTCGATGATGGGGGGTAGGGGAAAAAACACGTCAGAAAAACCACAGCTTTTGATCGTAGCGGATAAAGAGGAATTTTGTTAGTTAAGGACGGATGCTTAATAGAGCCTCGTGTGCATAGGACGACCCGAAACCAACAAGAAACAGAAATTAAAAACGTAACTTTAAGACCTTAACAAACTGAAAAAATGGCTAAAAATTCAAACGACAAATTAAAGAAAGCAAGTACTGAAAAAAACGATGAATTTTATACTCAACTGTCCGACATTGAAAAGGAATTAAGACACTATAAAGCACATTTTAAAAACAAAGTTGTTTTATGTAATTGCGATGACCCAAGAATTAGTAATTTCTTCCATTATTTTTCATACAATTTTGAGCAGTTAGGACTTAAAAAACTTGTTGCTACTTGTTATAAAAATCAAGATATGGACTTGTTCAGCGAAAACAAATCTGAACAAGCAATTTATTTAGAATATACAGGCGACAAGAACGGAGATAATATTCCAAATCCAGAAGAAATTGGAATTAAAACATTAAAAGGCGATGGCGATTTTAGAAGCAAAGAATGTATTGAACTATTAAAAGAAGCCGACATAGTTGTAACAAATCCACCATTTTCACTTTTTAGAGAATATGTTGCCCAATTAATCGAATACGACAAAAAATTTATAATTATTGGACACCAAAATTCAATAACGTATAAAGAAATCTTCAAGCTAATAAAAGCCAATAAAGTATGGTTAGGCTATGGATTTAATAGAAATATGGCACATTTTATAAACAAACATTATGAAGACTATGCCTCTGATACTGACCATAAAGAAGGAATGATAAGAGTTTCAGGAATTGTTTGGTACACGAATATTGACACGAAAAAAAGACACGAAGATATAATTTTGTATAAAACATATTATGGAAATGAAACTGAATATCCAAAGTATGACAACTATGATGCAATAAATGTTGATAAGACAAAAGAAATTCCAATGGATTATAAAGGTGTAATTGGAGTGCCAATTACTTTTATTGACAAATACAATCCCGACCAATTTGAAATAATTGGTTTAGGAAATAGCCGTGATAATTTTTCACCAAATAAAGATTATAAAAATCCGCAAAAAGTAATGAAAGATGGCGTATTGAAAAATGGTAATGCAATAAATTGTGTTTTAGCAATAGAAACGCAAACAAAACCAATTGGTACATATTACATAAGTGAAAATAGCAATTTCTTAATTGCACCCTACGCAAGAATTTTGATAAAAAACAAGAAAATCCAATAGATGAAAATAGAATTAAAAGAAATTTCAATACGAGAAGTATCAAAAGGTTATTTTAACGACAACGAAGAAGGAGTTGTTGGCTTTAGTGGTAAATTGAATATTCGCCCAAAATATCAACGTGAATTTGTTTACAAAGACAAACAAAGAGATGCCGTAATTGAAACCGTTATAAAGAACTTTCCTTTAAACGTAATGTACTGGGTTAAAAACGCAGATGATACTTACGAAGTTTTAGACGGACAACAAAGAACAATAAGTATTTGCGAATATGTAACAGGCAGTTTTTCATTAAACTCAATGTACTTTCATAATCTTACAAATGTTGAGAAAGAACAAATTTTAGATTATAAATTGATGGTTTATTTTTGTGAGGGCAATGACAAAGAAAAATTGGACTGGTTCAAAACCATAAACATTGCAGGCGAAAAACTAACTCAGCAGGAATTACGGAACGCAATTTATACAGGAACTTGGCTAACTGAAGCTAAAAAGTATTTCAGTAAAACAGGTTGTGCTGCTTATAATATTGGCAACGACTATATGAACGGTTCGGCAATCAGACAAGACTATTTAGAAACAGCAATTAGTTGGTTAAGTAACGACAATATTGAGCAGTATATGGCAGAAAACCAACACAAGCCAAATGCAAGCGAATTGTGGTTATACTTTACAAGTTTAATGACTTGGATAAAAGTTGTTTTTCCAAAATATCGCCGTGAAATGAAAGGCGTAAATTATGGTATCTTATACAACAACTTCAAAGACAAAGAATTTGATGCCAAAAAAATAGAGGAAGAAATAACAACCTTAATGCAAGACGAAGACGTAACAAAAAAATCAGGTATTTACGAATACGTTTTGACCCGAAACGAGAAATATTTAAGTATCAGAGCATTTACAGATAAACAAAAACGTGAATCGTTTGAAAGACAAAAAGGAATTTGTGTAAAGTGCGGTGTTGAATTTGAACTAAACGAAATGGAAGCCGATCACATTACACCTTGGCACAGTGGCGGTAAAACAACAGCAGACAATTGCCAAATGTTATGCAAACACGACAACAGAATTAAAAGCGGAATATGACGACAGATAGAAAAACGGCATATAATCGAGCAAATTGGCAATAGGCGGGGTTTCGTCTCCGCTTGACAGTTTTGTGATAGCCGAAAGTTCATTTCTACGAACCAACTTTTGTGCTGAAAAGCCCGCCCATCGCCAATCAAAACGTTACTTTTGTAGTCCTAAAGAATCTATTAAGCGAGAAGCTAAAGATTCAGCACACTTAACGATGTCTTCGCTCATAATGCTAATGTAAGGTTGTGCCATTTCAGGCCTTATCTTGAAGCTAAAGCTTTCAAATTCGCCATTTTGAAATCTGATTCTCCCTTCATACTTCCCTTTGTTTTCTCCATAAGATTTAAATTCTAGTTCGATTTTTTCAAGCCTCCAGTCGTCTTGAGGTTTTTTTGTTTCTTGATGGTCTTTCATTTTTTCTCTGTTAAGTTTAGCTTTGTTTTGATCTCTATTGTTTCTTCCTTAGAAAAATACCTTTTCTTATCGATAAATTTATTTAGCAATAAATCTATCTCTTGCAGCTCTGTCAAGGAGCAGGCCTCTAGGAACTGCTCTACTGTGACTTCTAATGTGTATTGTTTATTGAGTCTTGGCATGGTTATTTTTTATTAAAATAATTTGTATTTTTTGCTTTTTAAATTCTTCCCGGCTAATTCTCTGTTGTTTGCAACGTAATAGATATAATCAATCAAAACATCTTGTACGGAGCCTTTGAAAGTTCCTTGAATAGAAGGAATAGATAGTTTCCAAAATTTTCCGTCATTTGAAGCTGTTAAAACAAAATAGGCTCCATGTGTTTCTTGGTATAGTTTTGCTGCCTCGTTTAGTAGTGCTTCTATTTTATCCATTACTTACCTTTTTATTGTTGGACTCGTGATTGACTATTAAATTAAAGTCGGTTAAAAAGTCATGCAGACTTCGGTATGTTTTTACGATGGTTGTTTCGGCTTGGTAAACCATCATTGAGTTACGGTTCAAGAAGAGCTTGTATGGTTTGCCGTTTTTCCAAAGTGGCTCATCCGTTCCTGTGTATGTTGCTGTGAATTTCATTAGAAAATAGTTTTACGAATAGAATTTTTAAAATTATAAACCCGTTCGATATTGTTTAAATAGCCTTTCAAATCTCCTTGCTTGTCCATCATCATAGGCGATTGGTTAATTTTTTGCTTCAATTCTTCAAAGTCACATTTGCCCACTTGCTGAAGCTTTAAAACTGCACCAACTAAATAGCGGTCAAAACAAAATTTATATCTTGAGAAAATTGATTTAACCAATTCCAACAATTCTACTGTCTCTTTAAGATGATTGGTTCTAAAATTTCCATCCTGGAATAATTCAGATGTTGGAGCTCCTCCATGATGTTTAAAAGCGTAAAGTAAATCAACCGCTAATTTGATATTAACCTGGTATTGATTCATAAGTGATTTTACATCTTTGTAATCTTCAATTCCTAGCTTGATATAGCAGTTTAGAAAGTCAGAAGCTTTCCATTTTTCACCTCTTGAATTTAGAATGGCAATTTGCTTCAGGGAAATGTTTTGGCAAACGATAAAATAAACCGGGTTTTCTGTTCGCTTAGAAACCTCAAAGCGATGTTGACCGTCGATTATTTTATACAATTCTTTTTCCTGATAAACGATCACTGGATAATATGGCAGCATGTTAAACCCACCGGCAACATCAGTACAAATTTTATCAATTTTATTCATGTTTAAGTTCCGGTTGCCAAGGATGGAAGCGAACTTGTGGTAATCTTTTGTTTCTTGGATTTGTGTTTTCATATTTTATTTATAGGTTAAAAAGTAATAACTGTGATGGAATTTTATTGTCAAAATATAATTCTTCATAAAGTGGTAGAAATTTCGGTTCGTTTTTCCAAGGAACTTGAATAGGCATTTCACTATACTTATGCCTATGCTCATTTCCATACTCCCCTTTATTTTTTTTTAGGTAATAATCGTTTTTACAATCGTTACTGACAAACATCTTAGTGTCCATGCATAGAAAACCAAAGAAAAGATGTGGATTTTTATGACTCGGATAAACCTGTTTAGAACAATGATCACAAATTGCCTTATGAAATTCCTGTCCATTTTCTGCTTTGAAATACTTTTTCATTGCTAAAACTCAGAAGGTTTCTCAATCGGTGGTTGTGGTTTAATAACTCTCCGGGTCTGTGTTTTTCTGCCAGCTAAAATGGCTTGAACCATTTCGGTGCTGAATAATATTGGTATAAATTTCATGGTTTAAAAAAGTAAATGATTACAGCAACAACCAATCCCACAAACAACCCTTTGAAGAACGCAGCTCTTCGGTGTTTTTTTCCGCACTCATACTCTGCTCTACTGGCGTAGACTTCGCAAAAGTTAAATAGTTCACGCCCTTTGAATTGAGCCGCTGTAATTTCATCTATGTGATGAATTTTTACGCCTTTAAAATCTGTAAACGTTTCACAGAATAATGATTTTAGTTTTTTCATGGTTAGTTATTTGAAAGAGAGTTCCAACTAATAGTGCTCATGTGTGCAATGGTCGCCGGATAGATGATGAATGTCATTGAATCGAGTCCGCTAATCATGTAGCCCTTGTTATAATTGCTATAGACCACACGAACGTTAACAGGTTTGCATTTTTTGTGCATCTTGTTGATTTTATCAATCTCTTGTTCAATCAGTTTAGCACAGTCTTTGATGTCGACCGCATCAATCATTTTTCCGTTTAACGAATCCAAGTAGTCATGGATTTCTTTTTGAAGTTTGTTCTTCGAATTGTTCGCATGGGAACGATGAAGAAAGTAATGTGTAATGTTCATGATTATAGTGTTTTAAGTTTACGTAAATTAATAAGTTCAATTCTTTTTGTGAATGACAACCCTCGTTCTGCTATTTCTATTTTAGACAAGTTGTCAAACACTAGAATGAATTTCGGTTGAATACTAAAGCCTTCTTTACCTTGTTTTTCGAGATAGATTCCTTCTGCATATTGAAATATTCTTTCAAATACAAAATCTTTTTTATCAATGTCGTCGATGATCACACACTCAACGTCTGTTTCTAAAAATGAAAACTCAAAATTTGTTGCATTTTTAAAGTTGAAGGAACGACCGCTAATCCATTGCGTTTTTAAGCCTTCGCTTAGTTCCTTTGCCTTTAGGGTTTTTCCGGAACCGTTGGGACCGATAATAATTTTTACTTTGTTCATGTTATAAAATTTAAGTGATTATGCTGATTTTTTTAATTCGACCGGTTGGAAGAGCTGCTTTTTATGCAAAACAAAATATGTCTGCTCTTCCAATCCTTTTTTGATGGAGTCTACTCCTTCCATTTCGCTCAAATAAAGCGGTCCAACAATTTCGTTTCCGGAAACTATTCTATAATACAGTTGATTTACTTTAGGCCATTTTGGTGAATAAAGCATATCAAAATTGTCGGCAACCCGTAAATACATCCAAAACTGCACATCTACATCGCTTTTGGTTTCAGCTATTTTATAGAATTGATTGAGAGCCAAACCTTTTTCTATTTCGATGATATCGTAGCGGTCTGTTCCTCCAATGCGATACAGTCCTTCGATTTCTCTAGTCCATGGATTTTTAAGAATAAAATGTTTATTCTCAAGAGGTTTTCCGCTGTAGTCAAACATATCTTCCCGTGAAGCTCTCACGATTGATACTTTCTTTTTAATTACTTCATGCTTTTCCATTTCTGATAATGTTTTGAAGTTGCTTTAAAGCCGTTTCTTGAAAATGGTCTACTTTTTCTTTGTTAATGTTTTTAACAAAATCAGGATCATCCATTAGCCATGTAAATAGGCTAACACAATAGTCCCACTCTTCTCCGGTGGTACAATTTTTCCAAATGAATTCTATTTCTATATCGCTATACATCTTAATCTCAATCAAAAATTGTTTTCTCGTCATCTGAGATTACTTCAAAATCAGTAATCACTTTGCTTAATTTATCAGCCGGTGTTGTATCTATATAAAATACTTCCTGGCTTTTCCCGTCAATACTCTTAATAATTCTACCGCCTGAATTGTGAAACTCTTTTGGGTTGAACACATAATTGTTATACTGGCAAAATGCTTTCAATGCTTTTTTGAATTTTGCCTGAGACCATTTCTTTTGACTTGTTGCTTTGCAATATTCCTCAAAGGCCATTTCTTTAGAAACAAATTGATTGAGGTATTTAAAACCGCCTCCTTCATCTGGAGTAAGCGTAGTGGAAAAGAAAGCTTCTGCCCAACCTTCAAACATGTCACCCATTTCGGCTTTCAAGTTTCGTTTAGTCACGTTGTCCATAGGAGGATTCAGTTTTTCTTCTTCTCCTAAGAAATACATCACACATTGACCAATAAAATTGAAATAATGATTGTGCTGTTTAAAATCAAAATCAGTAAACAAGTTCTTTCCTCCAAAATCGTCCGACACCTTACGCACTTGCTTGTATTCATCATCATCATTCGAATGATAGTAATCTGAAAACACACTTAAAAGCAAACGTCTTGATGTTGATGGATCCATGTTTCTCATCGCAAAGTTGGATGTGAAACAAAACTTTGGCGACTTTTCGAACGGTATTTCAAAAGGCGACCCGTTTTTTGGGTTTACTTTCAAGGAACCTGTGATTTCAGAAAAGAAGAAATCAAAGTTTAAATACTGGGTTGCATCATCAATAAGAATGTAGTCGGTATCTTCAGAAACCTCATGGTAGATAAAATCATTCTTCGTTAAATTTGGATCTCTTCCTTTTAAATATACCCGGCGTTTCAAAATTTTGTTTAAGAACGAATAGCACAATGATTTTCCGGTTCCACCATGACTCTCTCCTAAATCAGATATTTTATTGTCCATTGCAAAAACCGCCCACGGTTTATTGTAATTTTTATATTGGTGAACCAGGTATCCGATAGAGAAAATCTTATTGATTAAATGACGTTTCTGTTCATAGATTTCATCTTCAGATAAATTGGGACCATCAATACAAAACTTATACTTTTGAAAGTAGGCTTCCGCTTCTGCTTCGGTTTTGTCATCAAAATGATCTTCCAATTCTTTTCTCCAATGAACTCGAGAAGTATTGATTAAATAATTCAGAAACCAATTGTCATGTTCTAAAATTTCGATATCATAATTTCCTGATTCGTCTTTAAAAATTTTAAAGTGCGAATGCTCAAGCTTTGCTTCAAAGTCGATAACCTTATCTTCCCAAACATACTTTTCAACTTCACCCTGTTTGAAATCAAGAATTTCATTAGCAGTAATTTTCCACACTCTTTTTGGAAAAAACCAAAATTGTGTTTTGGTGTCGGCCACCGTGAAATCAATGGTTGTTTTTGGTAATTTTTGCAATGAACGTTCTGATAGTTGAGGAGAACGATACACATAGTCCCGAAGGTCTGTAGCCATTCCACGCTCTTCTAAAAACTGATGCACAAAGTTTTCAATTTGATAGGGCTCAACAACTTTCACGATAGAACCTTCTTTTTTTACGTATAAAAACCCATCTTTTAAATTCGAGCTTTCATAACGGCCAAAACCAATGTGTGCCAAGAAATGATATAAACGAGTATTTGAAATGTTATAAGTAGTTTTTAATTCTGAACCAACTGCTTTAGTTGATTCAGTCCAAAACTGTAAAGGCAAAGCATTACTTACTAGCTTATTGAAACCTGCTTTAAACGTGCTAGAACTTTCTTCGTGATAAAATACTTCTACATAATCCTTAAAATCTTTTCTAGGATTTCCTCTTTTATCTCGATAGTTTTTAAGTTTTTCAGGAAGCCAAAGAATTTTGATATCTAAAAACTTCAAACCTTGTGAAATTGCCTGGCGTTTTCCGGTAGCATCTAAATCAGCTATGTAAACAATTTCCTTGGCATAAATTTTCAATTGTTTGTATTCGTTGAAATCTAAATGTTCTGATTCAGAATTGAACCAAATTGGATATTCGTCAAAGGAAAGTAAGTTGATACCATCAGAACCACCGGACACCATAAAAACTCTATCCAATCGTGGATCATACTTTTTTTTCTTTTTACCCGCGTTATCGTCGTCCTCTTCATCATCATAGCCATTATCCAACTGTTCTTTTTTCTTTTTTTCAAAAGCTTTTTTAATGGCTTCCAATCCCCACATGTGACGACTTGGTTTTTTTCCGGCATATCGAAAACGAAACTGCTTTTCAAAACTGCTTGGTTGGTATATTTTTTGCCACTCACCAAAGTCAAAAACCAAAATTGGGTATTTATCGGTTGCTGTAGTAACGATAGCCTCATTGTCTTTACAGTAGGTAAAGCTTTTGCAACTTTTTAATTTCACAATTTTGCAATGAGCTTCGTTCACTCTAGGCCCCAATAGTTTTAATTCGGCATCGGAAATTGTTTCATTATAATTAAAGTAGTAGTCTCCTTTGCTTTCATCTGGTTTTAATGGTCTCTTTTCAATGATAGGCATGTGTACCTCCATCTTAGCTCCTTCTATGCTGTATCGTGAACCTAATAGCATACAAGCTTCAGCATAGGAAACAGATTCTTCTAACATACAAACCTGAATACCATTTCTGCTTTTTTGATCACCACCAAAATCAGTAACAACCCACACACCTCCACCCAATTGCTTGAGTGATGCTGAAGCTGTTTTTTCAGACTCACGTATTTTAAAAGATTTGGCCGCTTTGTGAACCACCTTGTTCGCATTTGGATAATAGTAAACTATGATATCCAAACCTCCATTTGTTGCCTCTAGTATTTTATGGTCTTCAACGTACATATTAGTAGGTAGTTTTAAAGTTTATGTCAGTAGAATTATTTTTTGACTGCATTGCTTGGAGTCTGTTTTGATATTTACCTATTTCGATTTTTAATGCTTGGATGCGTATTTCTTTTTCATGATCCGCATAGAGCTCTGAATTTTTGTACTGTTCGATAAGGGCTTTACATCGAGTAATTTGGTTGGTTAAGTCTACTACATTCATAAGTTTGCTTTTTTAAAATAACCGCCTCCGGCGAGGCGGTTGAGAGAATTGCATTAGTGTAAGAACGTGTTAAATAATATTGTGATTCATCGCCAAAACAGCTAACTCCTGTTTGGTTTGAATGCCTAGTTTTTTATATAGGAATTTTTTTGCCAGGTGAAAAGAACCCAATGGAAGAGAAAGTTCTTCCGCAATAACTTCGTTGGTTTTTTCCGTGGCTGAAAGCTTCATCAATTGCACATCTTGTTTGGAAATACGGGAACCATTGATAAAAGGAAGTTTACAAAGCACACCTTCATGTGGACAATTGCCATGATTAGGACAAGCCCAAAACTCACCATCTTGAAGTTCTCCATTAACGATGTCGCCTTTCATATCAATGCCACCAAATCTGCAAATGGCAAATTGCTCAATGCGTTTCATTTCAGAAGTAGGATGGAAATCATGTAAAGCCACTTTTGTTTCAATGCTTTTGTTGATTTCTTCTTTTAAAACTTGGATTGTAGCAAACGGTAAATCTATAAATGAAAAGACCTGACCGCTTTTGATGACTTTTAACTGATTTTGGTGGGTGAAAAACTCAACCGAATCATCGGTTAACCCTGGTAGTAAATTGCTCATGTTTAAATTTTTAAGTGATTAGTTATGCTGATTTTCCAGTTTCTGAATAGCTTTTTTATTGTCTAATGCCACTTCGACCAAGGCATTAAGTACTTCTATTTTTCCATCTGGTTTATTAAACTTGTTTCTGATGTTGCGAATAGTACCATCAGAAACAACGATATCTTGTGATAATTTTTCCCGAACTCGTTCTAAGTATTTAGAAGGCAAATAATTATTAATCGTTTCATAAGCAGCATCGATATGCGATTGCATATTGCTTTTTTTTGTTTGTTTTACATTTTTTGCCATATATTTACACTTATTTACATTTTATTACACAAAACTAAGTAAATAAAATTACTTATAAGTAAATTTTAGTAAAATAATTTACATTTAAGTAACAATTTATACTAATTCTAAATTAAGAACTATGGGATTTTCAAAAAAAGCTAAACAGTTTTTCTACATTGAAAAAGGTTTGAACAACAAAGAGATATCTGCAAAAATGGATGGATACAGTGTAAGTATGATTTCAAGGTATTTAAACACCGACTCGATTTCTCATACATTTATTCAGAAAATTATCAAATACTTTCCTGAAGCAGATATTAAACATTTGGTAGAAGAAGACAAACCAGAACAAAACTTGATGAGAAAACCACAAGAAAATTATGGGAATGCTCTTAAAATGATTGAAGAAATACAGTCAAAACTAGAAGCCCTCAAAGCAATTTTGTAACGAAATTGAGACGAAAACATTGTAAACCCGCGGTATTGAAGGAGTAGTTGAATCCAGTCGAGGTCACGAAATTAAGAGAGAATCATCTGTATTAGTGTATTACGTGTGATAAACACAGGGAATACTATAAACTTTAAATACCTAATACAGATGAATTTAATTAAGACCGAGCTTATTTTTGATACGCTCCTTGATACGCACAAAAATTACGTATCAAAAATGAACACCTCCTTTAAACTTAGAAAAGATTTGAATAAAGATGGAATGCATCCTATCTATATTCACATCACCGGAAATGGAACCAGAGAATTTATAAACACCGGTATTCATGTTCATCCTAAAAATTGGTTAACGGATAAACAGCGAATCAAACCAATCACAAAAGAACTTAGTGATCAGAATCTTGTATTGGACAAAATTGAATCTAAACTCCATGATATAAAGATTGCTTTTCGATTAACCGATATTTATGCGACACCGGAATTGATTAAGAAAGAGTTTCTAAACAACCTCTCCAGAATCAATTTTATTTCGTTTTATGAGGAATCCTTGAAATTAGAAAGTAGTTTAGGAGCCGGACGTGTTCGGATTTTGAAAAGTATTTTAAATAAAATACGGGAATACAAAGATTATATTCCATTTCATGAAATGGATTTAACCTGGTTTAAAAATTATCGGTTGTGGTTAAAAAACGTCAAGAAAAATAATGAAGTTACTATTTCAACCAATCTTAGAGCAATCAAAAAGTTTCTTCGGATTGCTCAAAAATCGGGCATTCGATTACGGTTTGATTTGGACGAACTTAAACCAGGAAAAACAACGGGTAATCGTGAATACCTAAATGAAGCAGAACTCAAGAAAGCCATGAAATTTTATTTCTCTGACTTTATTAATGAAACCAATAAAATTGTTTTGGGTTACTTTCTTTTTGGCTGCATGACCGGATTGCGAATTTCAAATATCCAACGATTAAAAAGAAAGGATTTTCAAAATAATGAATTCTCGCTGATTATGGTTAAAGGAAATAAGGATAAAATTCTATCCTTAAATGAAACGGCTAAAAGAATCCTTGAACATTGCCCGGAACTGTTCGAAAAAAAATATACTAACGAGGAATTGAATCGTCAAATTAAACGGATAATGCTAACGTTGGGGATTCCGAAACGAATTTCTTTCCATTGTGCCCGTCATACTTTTGCTACTATGATGCTCCGATCAGGAAGCAAGTTAGAATTATTACAACAGTTATTAGGGCACACCAACGTTAAACACACTATGATTTACACACATATTATTCAAGAAGATGCCAATAAAGAACTTTTTTTATTGGATAACATGTTTAAGGCATAGTCTCTGTTTCAATTTCAATCTCATACAGCTCCGGCTTGATTTCGGTTTTTTGAATTCTCTTCACAATGTGATAGCGGCCATAGGCAAAGACTTTCCCCTTTGCCTTTAGTCCTATCAGTTGTTCAAAAAAAGCTTTGAACGGCCATTTGAATTCTTGTGCATTGATTCTGAAATCAAACCATTTCTGCCAATTGGTGGCATGAACCGCCGGCAACAGAATTTCTTCAGAAGATTTGGCTAAATTTAAATTGTTTGTCAATCCGTCATAAATAACGGCATATATTTTAGTGTCTGACGTTTCAAAGCCATGAGCTGTTGTAATTCCTTTTCGTTCTAACAAAGGTAATGGCAAGGCATTGATTTCAATTGTGGAAGTTTTCTCGTCCGTTTTAAAACCACTATAGAAAACACCATCGTTTGATTGAAATACTTGTTCAAATATATAGCCGAAATCATTCGTTGCTTCTGCAAATTTCAAATAATAAGAATAGTTTTTTCTGAATCGGCGTGATGGTTCTTTGACTTCAAAAGCTGATAAGTCAAATGCATTATCATAATTGATTTCTGATTCTACCAAATTCATAGTTACTTTTTCGCCATCAATAACATAATCATAATTGTACCAATTCAAAGTTGCTTTTACAAATTCTCCAAAAGTAACGTCAGGCACGGCCTTGGTTAAATCAACTTTATTTTCGTTGATGATGGTTGGAATGGAATCTCCTTCGCTATCGTACAATTCCAACGGCAATAGTTGAAGATCAAAAATAGTATAATCCGTCACTACTTTTGAACGACACCAAATTCGCAATTCATTAGGGTCGGTTTCATTAGAAGTAAAAATCACATCTACATCCATATTGTTTTCACCTCCTAACGTTCCGGGAGACGACCAAATATTTGTTCCGTTGAAATAAATCTGTGCTTCAGGAGCAGGAGCACCAGAACCAAAGCCACCGGATAAGGTATTGATGACTCCTAATAAATTGAATTTTCCCCAAATATTTACATCAATGATTACTTCGTATTCGCCAAACTCACCATATCCGCCCGAGTGAATAATACTTTCGTAATCTTGACCATAAAGTAGCGTTCCCAATTCAGGGTTTTCCCGTTTAACAAAATATTCTTTTGGGGTGTAGACACATTTTTTAAGCAAACGAGCATCCGTTAAAATATCGCCAACCAAAGTTAAACCCGCTAATTCAAATCCTTTGATTAAAATGTGCAACCAATATGGCAATGGTTGAAGAATGGTTTTGTTGACTGGAGTATATTCAATAGGATCAACATAGTTCGCCGGAAAGCTTGTTCCGTTATAGTTGTTGATTCTTCCCTCAAAATCGAGCCAATTCTCTTCTTCAGAATCAATTGTGTCGATATGAATTTGCGGAAAATTATAGTTTACATCCGGCCATGTTTGCGAAATAATATCTTTGGCATGTTCGTAAATGGTTTCGCCCACTAAATCAAAGTTATCCAATGGCAATTCCGATAACTTTTTGTCCCACGATGGCAACTGTTCTAATCCGTAGGTTAGGGTTGCATTTAATCTTGTTCCGGTAAGTTCCTCCAGTTCCAATTCTGCTTCTTCCATTTGGTCGCCATTGGAAAAAATCAACGGGTAAATTGTTTCCGGTTGATTTAAATAGGAGGAAATGAAACCAAAATTGCGGTCGTTTTCGTCGTTCAAATCGATTTCAAACGGAAATGTAAACTTCAACGGAATTTCATCCAAGAACCACGGATTCTCTTCGGTGTCTGTTATTTTATAACCACTGATATCTAACTCAAAATTAGAATGAATAAGTTTTCGCATTGTTAGTTCGGTTTATTTGAAATTCAATAGTATAATCAATCAGTTCACGTTCACTGTCAATATTTATGATTGACTTACTGAGAGGACGTAATTCAATAAATTGGTTGTTTGGAAGAGCCATCCAAGCTCGTTTGGTTGACATCAAACTTTCAATTGTTATTTGGTCATTTTTCATTATCCATCCGGTGGAAATTGTAAACTTTGATTCTTTGATGACTTCCAAATGATTCAAGACTTCTACTAAGTTTTTGAATGTTTTTTGCGAAGTGAATTGCAAATCTGTTTTCAAATTAAAACTACCGGTACACTCAAGAACCGATTGCAATAAAAATTCATCTTCCCAAATCACATGATTGCTGTATCTTCCTTCGGGAAATACGGCAAAACTTTTAGACACATCTTGTCCAAAAGAAGGAAACAGGCTTCCTAATTTATACTTAATCACATCGCCCTGGTTAAACGCAGAGAAATCTACTTTATAAGAAACGATTTTACCAAGCGACACCGGAAGAACCACCGTTGATGTAAGGATGTTGTTTTTATAGATTTCCAATGAAACAGGCTCATTAGGCAGAAGCAAATTCAAATATAAATAAGACGATTTTGTTACTCTTCGAATGTTTGGATTCATATCTAAAAATGAAAACGGAACCGTGACATTATCGCTTAATCCTGCTACAAATTTTTGAATCGGTAAGACAGTTTCCTGAATTACTTCGTCGTCAAGTATTGCCCGTTCTTTTACGGACATTACTAATTCAGCCGGAATGTATTGGTAATAATTATCGTTTGGTTTTTCAAATCTTGACATCAAACGATGAATCCGTAATGATGCGTTGAACTCCGTATTTCGATTAAACAAAGGATGCTTTTCAGGAATGATGGTTTCTTTTTCCACATCGGTGAAAAAATCAAAGGTTTTGATTGTTTGAACCACCTCAAAATAACTGTTGCTAGATTCGGTAGTTAATTTATACATTTTATTATCTAACGTAAACGCTTTATCCTGGTTGTACGGTGAAGTAATAAAACCGATTAACTCGTAAAAAACCGCTACACTAATTGTATAATCTTCTGCTTCGATGGTTGACATGAAATCAATGAAACCATTGTAATTTCCGGCAATCATATTCACAGTTGAAATTGGCGTTACATAGAAACCATCTTTAAGCACGCCTTCTATTTCTTTTTGTCCAGCGGTAACAATAAGCCAAGGAGAACACGTAAATGTGATATCGTTTGAAATAGAATTTGCTTCAACAAATAAAACTTCCGGCTCAGAGAAACCTTTAACGGCAGAAAAGAACAGTTCTGAAGGATCAATGGAAAAATATTCGTCAATTGATAATAAATTTATGAAAAAAGGAACTGTTTTTAAAACCGTTGTGTCTTTTGTCAAAAGAAATACACCAGGAAGTGTTGATGGTGGTGGATCATCATTGAAATCTTCTGATAAAGCGATGACTAATACCTTTGTTCCGGAGGAAGTAGCCACAGTTCCGCTAAATGTTCCCGGAAGAGTTGAAATAGTAACACCACTTTCAGCAGTTGAAAGTGTGAATTTTGAAGGAACATATAAATTCCAAGTTGTTGGACCGGAAACTGTCAATTCTTTAGAAGCCATTGGAAGCGTTGGAGCATAGTGAACAAAATTTAAATTGCTCGGACTTACAGTGAAAAGTTCGTTGCTTACAATTAATCTGATTTCATGAATATGAGTTTCGATTAAGTGCCATGTATTGAAAAGAGGTTTACGTCCATAAATCTTGAACTGCATGAATGCGGAATAAGTACCCGGAGAAAGAAACGTAAAATTCAAAAGTTGATGATTACTGGTGTATTGCATCCCGTTTTCTAATGGAATCACTGTGTCAACTGATACGTTTGAAACAAGCACATCTGTTCTAAACCAAGTTGGTGTACTATTTTGATATCCGTAACGGTTCACTTCCATTTTAAAAGAATTATATCCAACAGCAAGAGGTGTTCCGATGACATCCTTGATATTGTGAATAATTGAAAAAGGTGTTGGCACACCTGCAGGAACATTCGTGTTATAGTAATAATAAGTAATAGCCGGAATAGGCGACCAGGATTGAAACTCAACTTCGTTAGAAGTTTCGGTGTTTGCTTGGTTGATATCTAATTGCATAATTATAAAAGATTAGTTGGGATGTCAGTGTCTAATTGAAGTACGATAGTTTCATAGGTCACCCTATTTAACGTTTCGGTGAATAAGTGTATTTCGAAGTAAGCATCGGTGGTATAAAACAATACTTTATTTTTATAAGAAGCTCGTCGGGCAGGAATAGAAGTTGCTTTTTTGAAAAAGTCAAGCAATTCCTGTTCCGTAATGACGAAAATAATATTTTTCAGAGGCGAATCTGTTTCTCCTTGAAGAATAGCAGCTGCTTTGCCTGACAATACCATTACTTCGTTGGTAGTTAGAAAGATTTCGGTTAACTCTAAATACTTCGCTAATTCATACAATAGAATATCGGCAAAAGAATTAGCGGCAGGACTTTCGAATATTTGGTCAGTAGTATAACTCATTATTTTCGTGATTTAGATTTAAGTTCGTTGTATTTATCCATTCCTTCTTTAAGGTTTTCAAGGCTTTTATAATCGTTTGCTAATACTTTTGCCAAGATTCCTTCACGGTCAATTTTTTCAAGTATTTCAGAATTTCTATTGATAGCGGCTGCAATGGCTAACATTCCGCCGTTATCATTATTTGATGGAGAGGTTGATGGCGTGACAGGAACCTGCATTGTGCCTGATTTATCGTAGTAGCCACTTTCAAAACCACGAACGCCACGAATTTCACGCAACAAAGCATCTTGTACTTGTGGAGAAATACGAGCATAGGTCTTTTTATCAATCACCATTTCAGGTTGATTGCCTGGACCTTCGCCAACTAAAATAGTTGATTTGCGATATAAGCCCGAACGCATGGAAGAAACGCCTCCGGAAGCTTTAAACATTTTTCCATCTTGTTCGCGTTTCACCATTGGATAAAGGCCATCTTCGTAACCTTTTGCGGGTAGTGGTGTTTTTGCGACCGTTGCTAATTGCAACGCTCCCATTGCTCCAACTAAAGCCGTTAACGGAATAGCCATTGGATAACCAGGATTAGCCCACAACCCTATGATAGCTTCCGCAGTAGAACGAATAATATTAGCAATAGAAATCGCTTTTTGTCGCTTAGCTTGATTGTATTCAATCTCTGCTTTACGTTTATCTAGCTGGGTATCGAGTGTTTCAACGGCACGATTGTATTGTGTTTGAGAAATTAAACCTGTATCAAGTTGGCGTTTAAGCGTAGTCTTTTTACGGTCTGCTGTTTTTTCATAATTACGAACTTGCTGAGCTTCGTTAGCTTGAAGGAACTGTGAATACTGCGACCACATATTAGTAAGAGCACCAACGGCAAACACCATATCTTCAATGCCCAGTTTACCTTGTTGAAGATGACTGAAAAATGCTTCCCAATTTTCAGGTGTAAATCCAAAAATATCAGTTTGACCGCCCAAGCCTAAAGATTCTAAACTACTATCTTGTGTGCCTTTTCCGGCTAATTCATTCTTTTTATTGATAAATTCCTGAAGCGTTAAACCAACTTTTTGAGCTTCCGCAGTAAATTGCTCCACCTGTTCAGGTGTGAGTAATGACAAATCGAAGTTATTAAACTTGCCTTTTCCAACGATTATGTTGAACTTTTGAATTAACTGATTGAGGAATTTTTCTTCTTCGTCGAGTTCTTTTTGTTGATACTCTTTTTTAAGCCGTTCTTTTTCATGTTCAGAAATTCCAATTTGATTAAGTCTTTCCTGAAGCTCGGTTTGAATTAAAACTTTCTTCGCTTCAAAACTTTGTCTGTCAGTATCAATTTCTTTTCTGGCAGCGTTTTCTTGAATGGTTGATAAACGTGTTTGATGCGTTTTTTCAGCGGTTTCAATTAAACCTTGAACGTGAGCGTTATTAGTAATCCATGCATCGGCTTGTTTTGACCAGAAGTTTCTTTCTTCCGCAGAAAGTTTGCTGTTTTTAGATTTTTTGAGAGCTGCTTCGATTTCCGATTCTTGAACCATACGGTTTTGTAAATCTTCTATACGACGCGTCCAATTGGTTTGTTCGAGTTGCCATTCTTTTTTATAGCCCTCGTCCATGTTGCGGAGTATTTCATCCTCTAGTTCACGTTCAATTTTTAAACGTTCTTCAGCGGATTTTTTAAGTTCTTCGAGTCGTTTTTTTCTAGCATCTTCCGCTTCTTTAGATGCTTTTTCTCTTGCTTTCTTTTGTTCTTCCGTTTCTCCTGTTGGTAACGGAGTTTCTCCACCTGGCGTAACAGTAGCTGCTTCAGAACCTAACATTTTACGCATTAAGTCTTCTCGTTTTTTCAATAAATCCCCTTGTAAAGTGGTTTCATTGGCAATGTCAGTACTTTGACGTTTGATAGCTTCAGTAACTTTATCAGATGTAGCACCGGCTTGATTTCCTAGAATTTTATTAACGAAACCATCATACCATTTCCCATATTCATCCAAGTCAGTTGCTTCTTTTTGCAATGCTCTTTGTTTGGATGCTTTTAGTTCTGAATCTACCGCTTCTAATTCTAATTTATTGTTTAAAGCAGTGATGTATCGATTTAAAGCGGCAGTTACTTTGTCGGTGTTTACATTTTCCAAGGTCAAGAAATCCAATAAGCCCGGATATTCCGCTTTTATTTTTTTGATAGCATTTAATCGAACTTCATCACTTTCATTTTGGTCACGAGCAATTTTTAGGAGTAAATCAAGATTTTCTCTTTGTTCCTTAACCCCTGAGTTAACTTCACTTTGAATTTTGGCAAACGTTTTTTGAGATAAAGTAGCTTTTTCGGTAGAATCTCTAAATAGAAAATAGGCCGCAGTAACAGCAGCTATTCCGGCAAGAAGTAAACCCCAAGGAGTTGTCAACATGGTAGCCGTCATTACTCGAAGAGCTTGTGTAGCTCCAAGAATATTACCACGTAATAACATGGTCATTGCTGCATAAGCCTGAGTTACTACAATTGAAATACCTTCTGCTACGGCTCTGGCTTTTACTCCTAAATTATACAACCAAGTGGCTTGTGTGTTTCGAGTGGTCCAAAGGAATACCAATTTTTGCCAAGCTATATTGGTGATTAAAGCAGCAGCTAGAACCGCTAAAACTTTTGCTGTTATTACGATGCCGTTTCTCCAATTGGTTGCAGAGCCTTCGGCATCTTCGGTAGCTCCTACAAATTTGGCAATCCAATCGACAGCCCCGGAAAGCCAATTGACAAATCCTTCGGAAGAGAACATTCCAACAATTGTTTTTTGTAGCTTTTCAAGTGTAGCGGCAAGGTTGTTATTTTTGATGTCGTATTCGTTGGTTAACGATGTAGATTCAATCAATGCTTGATTAGAAGTTATTTGTCGCTTACGTAACAATTCAGTATTGTTTGCCAAAGCCGAAAGAGCAGAAACTCCACGAGCTCCTCCCACTTCTAAATCTTTTAACGATTCCATCATGGCTTGTAATCCGGCATCGTTGCCTTTCAATCCTTCTAGGAACCGAATCATTGCTTCGTTGGAATCAGTTGTCAAGAGTTGGTTAAAATCTTTGATAGACATTCCAGCAATTTTTGCATACTGCCCCGGATTGGTGAACATATCCATCCAAACCTTATTCATGGCTGTGGCAGAAACTTCGACACTTTGACCAATTTCGTCAAAAGTTGCAGCATAACCAATATTGTCTGCAGCCGAAAGTTTTGCTTGAGCGGCAATACCTGCTTGACGTTTTAGGTAATCAACCAAATATCCGGCTTGGTTGGCTCCAGAAGCAGAAACTTCGTTGATGGAAGAACCAAGAGCATCCATAGAACCGGCAAAGTCTCTGCCCGTTTGTTCGCCTACTCTGTAAACATTTACCATTTTACCTACTTCTCGAATAGCTTCATCGGAAAGATCATCGCCTAAAGCTACTTTCATTTTATTGGCTTGCTCCACGAACGCTTGCACGTTTGCCACACCTTCGATTCCTAATCGTCCGGCTTCGGTAGCAAGGCCTAATAATTCGATTCGTGCGGTTCTGGTTTTTAGTGCTCCGAATGATTTGGTAAGTTCGTTCACTTCATCCTTAGTCATGCCGGTGGTTTTCATAACATCGGATTGAGCATCGGAAAGTTTACCATTGATGTCTATTATTTTTTGAACAGAAAGAATGACTCCTGTAAGAGCTGCAACAAACGACAATGCCAACGCTTGGTATCTGTTGAATCCATCTGCTAATGATGATAGAGAGAAACGAGCCTGTGCTGCACGACCAGTTAACTCGCCAATTCGGGCATTTACTTGTGTTAGTTCAGCTTGATAACGGCGGAAGTCTTCGGTACCTGGTATCATGTTGGAAAGTGTAGCACGAAGAACAGTAGCTTTTTGACGGAGTTGTGTTAAAGTAAGCCCTGTAATTCCAATTTGATTTTGGAGGGCTTTCATTTTTTCTTTGTTGGCATCAATAGCGAGGTTGTTTGCTTTGATGGATGCTGTGAGGCTTTTATATTCCGCAGTATCTTTTTTGCCTTGGCTTTCTAAACGCTTTTTTTCGAGCAGTAATTGTTTATTAGATTCCGACAACTTTCGGGTTGATTTTTCTAAGTCAATTAAATCCTTTTGAGCAGCGTTTCCGTTGATTTCGATGGATAGTTTTATTTTCTCGTCGGTGATAACTTTAGCCATGTGATTACATTTTGTTCAAAATTGCTTTGAAAAAATGTAAAAAGATGTAACATGAGATTTACGCTTTTTTTTGTTTACTAACAAAATTGGAGCGTTTACTCTCTAACCTTGGATAGTTTACTCTCCAGAGTTGGAGTGTAAAAAAATAAAAACCGCTATGTATGGCGACATAGCGGTTTTGACATGATAGAACAATGCAATTTATAAACCCTTAAAAACCGATTCAAATATAAATATTCTTACCCAATTACATTACACCTAAGTAAATTATTTTACATATAAGTAGAACTTTATGTAAATACACAAGTTTTTTTTGGTGGTTTGAAAGGTTTACGGTACGTTTGTTGTGCAGAATAAAAATAACCATGTACATTTCATTAGTAAAAAATCCAGCCTATCCCATAGGAAGCTCCGAGAGAAACGGGGCATCACTTCAACTTTGGTTGTTTTTGTTCTGCAGCCTATGGGTAGGTTTTTTAATTTATATATCTCATGCAGAACAAAAACAACAATCCGCATCCCAATTGGTTATTATTTCCGATTGAATTCTTAACCACGATTAAATCGATTGGTGTAGAAGAACTTATCAGCTTAAAAGAATTCCTTATTAATCAAGTGGTGGTTCATTTAGACGAAGAGTTTATGAACGACCCCGAGGTTAGAGCTGAATGGCAAAACGCCATTAACACTGTTAACGACTTATGTGTTCCGATTGAAAAGCACAACACCATTAACCATGATGCCGATGTGGTGGAAACCATTAAGTTTTTAGAAAATCATCGCGTTGCTTTGGTTGTAGAAATGGAGGTGCATCATGAGTAAGGTTAACTGTGTGGTTCGTTATTTAGATGGAGCCACGATGAGCATAACCGGCATAAGTTTTAATGAGTGCATTAGAAAAGTGTATGATGATGCACAAAAGAACGAAAGAAATCCTTTATTACTTACGTTTAGCACCGGAAAGAAAATTTATTATGATGAAGAACAGGTGCGAAACTTTGTAGAAAACAATATTGATCAACTAGAGTTGGTGGAATCGACAGAATGTGAAGGGCTTTATAGAAACACTACCCGCCTAAAGATGGATGAACATGACGAACTGGAAGAAGGCTGGTTGTGGACTAAAAAAGGGAACTGTGTTTTTTTAGTAGATAAAGACCGAAGTATTTATTGTGATTATGACGAACGCCTGTTTGTTGAAAGCTAAAATAAAAGCCCCGAAAGGGGCTTTGTTATTTGATTATTTCTATTACATCCCCATTAAATAAAGAACATTTTGCAGATACTTCTTGTGTCACAACACCACCATAAGCATTAGTTCCTCTAAATTTCAATAAAACAAGTAAGTAATCATCAAACTTTTTATAACTAGAAGAAACATGCTCATAACTATCCGGATTGTTCATGTTGGTAATTATATATTCTTCAAGTTTAATGTGAGAACCGTTATAATTTGAAAATTGTTTATCAATATCTTCATCTGTAACCAAATCTATTGGCTTTGGCTTTGGCATTTTTTCATAAATGATTTTTAAACTATCTACCGATTTTAATATTTTACTTTTCAAATCAATTGATATTGAATCTGTAATTAGTTTTTCAAGACTTTCAATAGTATATTGCATTAAGGCCTTATCCTTAGTCTCTCCAATTTGCATATAAAGAACATAATTCTCCTCAGCAGTATAAATTCTTTCTTGTTCAACAACTTCCTGTTTACAGGATAAAAAGATAAAAAATACAAAAATTAGAATTTTTTTCATATTGTAAATTATTATGTTTAAAACTCAAATATACGAAAAAAGGGAATTAATTTCCCTTTTGTGCTTTGTAGGTTTGTTTGATAGTATCTAGGGCAAAAATGAATTCTTTTCGAAGTGAAAGATCATCCATGTGTTCACTTTCGCACAAAACCATAAAATAATGCCTGAAAACTTTGTGAGCTGCTTTGAGTTGGTTTTTCTTTTTTGCCATAATAAGTTTATTTATTAGTTAATTTAAACAAACTCAAAAAGCATTCCAATTATTGTAAGAAAAATAAAAAATTTTTAGTCTCCGATAGACCTTAGTTGGTTTTTAATTTCTTCCGTAAACCCAAACGATAATTCACGCACTAACTGACTATATTGTCCCATTACAATACGGTTGTGAATTGGGTAAAACTTTTTCTTTTGCTTGGTTCCATCACTTGCGGTTCTGGTTCGCATATCGATGAAGCGATGCACTTTGAGGTGATCATAATGCATTTCGTTATCGGTGACTGAAAACGAACGATTTGCCCAAAAGGAAGATTTAAACGAACCCATTTTTTTTGAAGAAGCCTGTTGGATTTCATTTGCTGTTTCCTGTAGCATTTTACGAACGAAACGACCTTGAAGGATGTCGTCGTCGTTATTGGTTCGTTGTTTGAGTAAGTTTGCCATTTTATTGAACTATTTCACCTTTGTAATTCATTTTTATATAGGTAATTCCTTTGTTGCTTTTATCAAGTACTCCGATAAGATTTAATTGAAACAAAACACCGAGCATGGTTCCGATATCTGGTTTTTTGCCACGGCCTTTTCGCCAGTTGTAAATCATGTTTTCAGTGATTCCTTCTAATTTGTGATAAACGCCTCTTTGCTTAATGACTTCGTTGAAAAGCAAATCGATTTCTAGTTGGTTCATGTTATAAAGTTTCCGTAAATATACGGAAATAATTTAACTTAACAAATCTATTTCTAAAGCCCAACCGTTGCATTGAGCTTTACGCCACACCGGATAAATGGAAAGAGATTCTTCGATATATTCGGCTGTTCCGCCACATAAATCTTCCATTTTTTCGCCAAATAGTTTTTGAACAAAAAGCATCATTAAATCCTGAGTTTCTTGAAACATTGCTAAATACTCATCATGATTTTTGAAATCTTTGTCTGCTGACTTTTTAAGAATCATGAACTGGAGCTGTGAGATAAATCGAATACTGTCTTCCGTTCCTTTTGGAAGAAACTGAGGCATGATACCTATTAAAACACAGTTTTCGGTAGTTTTTAAATCCTTTAGAAAATTGGTTAGTTCGGAATCGTCTAACAAAAGCATGTTTTTGTTAAGTCCGGGGATTTCCGTTTGTGATTCCTGAAGTAAACTTTTAAGTTGATTTACGGTTAGCATCTTCTTGTTGTTTTTTAAGTTCTAAATCTCTTTTTCTGATGTCGTACATACGAATCAACACCTCGATAAGCGGTGTGTCGTTGAGTTGTTTTTTATTCCCGAACACGTTTGATTCAGAAATGGCAAACATGACAGAATCCATTCCTAAGCCGGGTATGGTTTCAGGATCGTCGCTTCCCTCCGCATTGAAAATGATAGCAAAATTTAAGGAACTACTGCCCCATTGTATTTCTGCAGTAGCGAGGAATTTTTGAAAACTTCCGAAAAGGAGATACACGCCATAGATGAACCCAATAGGCACGTTTTCGAATACTTTAGCTCTTGCGTCAACAGAAGCCTGGTTGTATGATAAACGTGAATCCCCGTTGTATTTATTTAACCATTTTCGGAAGAATATGAATGATTTCTTTTTTCTGTAAAGGATTGCCACAAATGGAAATAGCAATTCCATTTGACCGGTTGCATTGATTTGATTGAACAGACGCAAAGCATCGGTGTATTCGCCAAACTTCATATTACTCAATAAATCTTGTGGTCCGTAATAAGTAGTTAAAAGCGGCTTAAAACTTGGAATTGGGTTATGAATAAAATTCTGTTTGATGATTTTTTGATGTTCTTCGTTCTCATCAAAAAAGGTGTCGATTAATTCCGATATCCGATAGGCATTTGCATATTTGTTTTCTTCTTCTTCAGTTAGCTTTTTGTTGGAATTAAGGTTGCGTTTTGATTCCGCAGCTTTCATGTTCATTAATTTGTAAATGGCATGAATTCTGAACTCTTCATAAGATAATTGAGCGGTTTGGTGGAGAAAAATTAAACCCGACATATCCATATATTGCTGACTGTCGCATTCCGATAAATCAGCCGGAATAAAATTTTCAATGTTGAGCTCTGGAATACTGACGGTGTGCATTAAACGAATTTTAGGTTTTTGTTGAGTTTTACTTTATACTTTGCCATCTGGTCTCCATACTCGAATTCGATAGCTGCTTTAATCTCTCTTTTTTGCTTCCAAGATAAAGGAATGTAATCTGAAACCCCTTTTGGGTAGAAGTTTTTAATTCGATTTTTGATAGTTATCATCAAATCGGCTTGAGAAAGTTCTTCTTTGTATAAAGCTTCTTCCAACACACGTTCATACTTTTTGAATTTGAGTGATTTGCGGAAGTTAATTACTGAGTAAAATGCTGATTTTAGTTTGTATGAAATAAACAAACGTGTTTTTTTGAAACCATCCTTAATGCTTTGAATAAATAAAAAGTAAAAAAAAGCTAATGATAATTGAATTGTTTTCATATTAAATACAGTTGAAAGATTGGTCGTTATAAGTTATCGTTGGGTTAATGTTTTTGTCGGTTGGATCCGGAGCCGGTTTGAGTAAGTTTTCCAAATCAATAGCTGCTCTGTGAGCATCATTCAAGAATGATTCGGCCGTCCATTGTGATTCGTTTAGTGCAGGAACCATCGAAGCTTTAGAACTCGCTCTATCGGATGAGTATTTTTGCAGTATTCCGGTTGGAAGAATATTGACGCTCATTCGAGGAATAGCCCACGAAAGCGAATAATAAGCACAAACTTCCTTAATTGCGTGAATGATGGAAGCATCATCTTCGGTTGGTTCTGCCAAGAGTTGTTCATACTTTGTTTTTCCAACTCTTGGTAAAATCAGATTCTTTTCGGCTAGTGATAGTCCGGGTTCTAACTTGATTAAAAGTAATTTGGAGTTGATTGGGAAGAACTCATCAAAATCAGCTACTTTTTGGATGAAATGTTTTTTAAGTTTTTTGAATGCATCAGTTTCAATCCAAATAGCATGAATGGCTAGTAATTTTGCTTCTTCTGAATCTTCTAACTCATCAAGGTAATTGATAAGGTGTTCCAGTACTCTGTAATATCTTTTTTCCAATGAACTATCGGAAGCATCAATCATCCATTCGAAGGCGTTTTTCTCATGCTCTTCGTTACGCATTTTACGACCATCGTTGGTGTGCGACAAATCGTTGTCAGGAGCATAAAGGCGATATCCATTTACAGCAGTGCAATATTTTACTAATTGAAGAAATTCGAATTCAGGATCTTCTTCATCAATTGTATTAGCATCGAATAATTCTTCTGCTTTTTCATAAAGCTCTTTACCAATAAACGATACGAGTTCGCGTGAAGCGGAAAGAATGTCTGATTTTAAATTATTCAATGTAAAATCGGCATCTACAAAGCCTAAGAATTCTTTGAACTCATCGGCAAATGTTTCATCTTTAAAAAGTACTTTCATCGTTATTCTTTTATAGGTGAAGTATTAATAGAACGGTCTTTTGGTGATACGTCCTGTTGTTTTTCAGGAACGTTGTGATAGAAACCAATTTTCAGGTTTTTATCAGGGAAATTAGCTTTTAACGCATAGTTTATCGGTTTGGTGATAATCATTTCCTGAATATCAATACCGGTGTTTAGGTAACTGATCAGAGCGTAATGCTGTTCAGAACCTGAATCTACTTTTCCGTTTTCGCTCATGTTTCCAAGAGCCGAGTGTAAAGAAATACCGGATGCCACAGCTCTGTCTGCTCGTTGGGAAATTTGTATTTGAGCTTCGACAAAATCTTTAATGTTTTGGTCAAGTACTTTTACTTCCCAAGAATGCTCTAAAAGATTTACTCCTTCTACTACCAGCTCCTTAACGGTGTGAAGGTATTTTCCGGTGTTTTGTTCTCCGCTTAATACTTCTCCAATTTTTTTAAGAAATTCAGTTTGATAGGCTAAGAACATGCTTTCTTCGAATTGAACTTCTTTTTTACGTGCCTTATCTTCCATTTCTTGTCGCTTCTTTTCCCAAAACTTAGAAGGCGAAAGTATGTGGTACTTCAAATTGATAGCGTTTTTACTCAATGCTTTGAAGATTAAAGGAACGGCAGTACTTCTATTAAGCCATTCTAGTGAACCGTATATGTCCGGGATGGTATAGTAATCTGTACAGAATGAATACTTATTTGAATACATAATTGCATTTGGTTTAGCAAATGGCTCTTTAAAATCAAATAATGGGTAGACTTTATATTCTGATAAAAATGATGGATGCGACATGTTATTCCAGTCACCATAAACACAATGAGTAGGTTTTTTTGAACGCTCTTCTTTTTTTCTTTTAGCTAACCTAGCTTTATCCGGATGGATATGTAATAACTCTTTTATGTAGGGCTTACCTAGACGAGAACCTCGATTAAGAACAAAACGGGTAAATGTGCCCTGTATGTGTTGATAGTCTTCTGAAGAATCGAGTAAGTATTGTTCAGCGTCAAATGAGTCGAGCCATTTCTGTACATCCTTATCCTCTACCCATGTCTTTACAATACGATTATCTTTTAGCTCTTCTTTATAGAGTCTAGGACCTAGACCCCACAATAACTCCGTCTTTCTACTCAACCAACCAGGAGCAACAGCATTATTCTTAACTGCCTTTTTAATAATCTCCGGTAAGTCGTTGTTACTACCATAAGGCAATATCAAATAATCTTCAACGAAGTTATTGTCGTCGTCCCAATCTAACGTATTAGTATTACCTCGAAGAGAATCAAAGTCTCTTGGGTTTTCTGTTACCTGATAAGTAAAGGCAACATCAGGAGTTTGTACAATCGCATCCTTTCCTATGAAATCTATGTGCATGGTTAAGGTTTTATTTTATAGTTATTAAAAGACAACATTAATGGTAAATGAAAGAACCTATTAGCATCAACATGCGACGTTAAATCAACATAACTAATCAACTGATGCGACAGCTCGCTTTGGTCATTTCTTAAACTCTTACGAAGCATAGCCTTTGAAACTGTCTTAATACCATCAGTACGCTTTGTTATTGTACTGTATGAATAGAATGTAAACTCAAAATACACACCCTGTTCAGTTAGTTCTTTCATTCTCTTGACCGCCTCAGTAGGTGTTAAACTGTCCATGTAATTACAATTTGTTACAATATTAATGTGATACTATTACATTGTTTGTAACATGAGACATACAGTAATAATGGTGGGTTTATGCTTTAAATCGGTGGGCTGTACCAGCCCGCTATTGGTGTGCGGTGCGTCATATATCTGCTTTTTAGGCGCTCTTTGTAATGACATAAAGGAAAGTGAGCGGGGCGGTATTTCAAGCCATTAAAATCAATTTAACCCCTTTTTAAGTAGGGTTTAAATGTTGATTTTCAATGCTTTTTTATTTTTTTATTTTTTTAAAAGACTGATTTTTAAAGATTTTTGTAATGTTTTTATACTATTTATAATAAATATAAATTACTGCTTAAAGCCTTATTTTACACACTTTTTTGTTGTTTTTATTTCCGTATATATACGGAAATCACTATATTTACATATAATAATTAAGTTTTTTGACATTATGGAAACAGTGAAAACCGCACCTAAAAAAGAGGCGAAAGATAACGGGATGTTATCAGGTGCAAATCAAGTAAACGCCACGCAAGAAGAAAGAAAAGACAACCTTAACAAGTTAGTCGAAAAATTCAAACCCGAGCCACCCAAAACGGCAGAGGACAGAATCAGCAACATGAAACAGTTTGAAGCACTTTCAAACCGTTACAAAACCCTAAAAGGAAAAGACGAAGAATTGAAAACCTTTCATGCGGGTAACGACAAAACGAGTGCAAAAATAACCTTTCAAAATGCACAGGGATTTAAATTTGAGGTTCAAAACTCAAATGTTATTGACCGATTGACCCAAACGGCTAAAGATGAACTTTCAATTTTATTGAATGAAGCCGAGAACGAAATTTTAACCTTTATTATCTAAACAAAGAAAACCCCCAACGGTCGAAAATTGGGGGTTTTTATTCACTTAAATTTATTACACGCCATGAACACAACGAGTAACAGCCGTAAAAGTAACACTAATTTATTATCCTACCAAGTACGCCAGGAACTAATGGCAAGGGGATATTCATTTCTTTTTAATTGGGATGATTACGCACACTTTAGAAGCCAAGCAAAAGACGCTTTTAATAAAGCCGTAGCGATTGCAGAACTATTCATTCAAGACACTAACGCAGATTCCGATTTTCATGAGTACACATTCTAAAATACGAAAATTAACGGTTTCGTCTAGCTATTTTAAGCCACAATTTGAAAAACCAATTTTTAGACCAAAATTAACCATTTCAGGGGATTGGGTGAAAGAAGCAGGTTTTAATATAGGGGATGCCGTAACGGTATCAGTATCAAACAATTTATTAATCATTCAAAAATTATAAGCCATGAACACAAACAGTCTTTTTTTAAACAAACCTTTACAAAATGACAACATTTTTGTAAAAAACGCCATTTTACCTATAAGTAATATTACAGATTATCCAAGCCGTAAAGGTTTGGATAAGGTAATATTATCAGAAAACAGAATAGTAAATTTTGTTTCAAATTCATACGGACACCTACCGAACGAAGACTTTTTTTATAAGGTAGAAGAAATGTTAACTTTATCCGACATTCAGTATATTACACGTAGTATTAACAGAGAAAACAGAAGCTTTGCAGTTGACTACATTTTAAGCGATGATAGATACTGTGTAAACGTGAAGAACGGAGCCGACAAAATTCGCCCGATGTTACGCTTTACAAATTCATATGATGGAAGTTGCAAGACATCAGGTAAATTTGGTTTCTTTCGTGAGGTTTGCAGTAACGGATTACACACCGCCAAAACCGATATTGGTTTTTCATTACGCCACAAAGGAAATATAAAAGAGATGGTTTTACCTGCTATTTATAACACGATTTGCCAATTTATGGAAAATGAATTTTTTGAAATTCGGAAAAAGTTTGAAGTTTTAGCCGACTTTAAAATAATTGACCCGAAAGAAATCGTTCAACGATTAGCCGAAGAAACAAAGCTTTTTAAATACGAGTGTTCAGAAAAGAATCCCTTACCAAGTTTGAACGCAAGAACCGTAATTGAAATTATTGAAAAGGAACAACGAACTTTTAAAGAGGATGCAAATTTATGGCACGTATACAATGCCTTTAACGAACTTTTGCACACCAAATTAAAGAAAACATTTGACCAACAAGAAAAACTCGACAAGGTTTTATTTAATTCGGTTTTAGAATATGCAAACTAACAAAAACCCCTCTTTTGGAGGGGTTTCTTTTTTCATTTTTTTTTCGCCCTAGCGGGCGTGTTTGTTGTGGGCTTACACCACACCAGGTTCCATGCCAATATAGCTGCCATTGGCATTCACTTTTTCTACAAGATATCTTCGATAAATAAAATATTTAAACGCATCACTAAAGTTAGTAGAAAACATTGGTCTTGATTTTAAGGGTAAACTTTCCGACGATTTGTTTTTATGAATTGTTCTCGAACCAAATTTATCAGTTTTGATGATTGTCTTAGTAAGTTCTAAAGACGATTTTAAACATTTGCATTGAAATCGATCTATTAAAACTTTTGGAAGTTCCGGATGACTTCCCGACAATAATTTTCCGGCAAATTGATATTCTTGCTCCTGATAAATTGTACCCTGAGATTCCGACATCAAATTCACAACCCAACCGGTGCTAGAACCATCCACATATTCAATCGCTTTTTTAATGGCACTCGCCCAATCTCGTTTGGTTTGCTTATTCTGATTTCCCGAACGATCATAATACAAATCCAACACTTTGTATTTATGGTTTCTGAAAAAATCTACAAATTGCTTTCCTAATTGCACTTCATTATCAGGAGCCAACGAGTAAAATTCTTTTTGAATATACATATAATTCCCCCTTGACTGCCCTAAAATTAACGAACACATATCTCCAAAATCCGCTCCGCCCTCAAGCTTTAAATTTGTGTCAACATATCGCAGAGCTTCGCTGCTTCCGTAAATTTCATCCTTTATTTTAAATCGATCATACCATTCATTGTTTACTCCGTCGTCATAAAAATGATGGTCGCCTAAAGCAAAGTAAAATTTCTCTCCTTGAGAAACCTGTACTTTAAAAGACAAAATCGCAGACTTAAATTCTTCGTTCCCCAAAGACTTTAAAACTGCTTTAAAATAGCCATCCGTTAAAATATCCACATTCACAAGCGAAGAAACCGCATAAAAGAAAGTTGAATCTTTTCGGGCACGAATCCAAACTTCATTCCAAATGCGATACGCTTTTTCTAATCGGGCACGTTCAGAAATAACCCCTATTTGTTCATTGGCTATCATTTCCCGCTTGATATCATTCAAAACATAGGCTGCATACAAAATCAATTCAATTTGCTCCTGGTCCATTTCCTTTTCCATGTTCAAAATCCAATCATCATCACCCAACAGCAAATTAGGCATGTCAGTCGTAAACGTATTTCCCATGTAGTAAGGAGAATGTCCAAAAGAAGCAAATTCACCACGCAAAGCCGGAGAGGAACGGTCCAGTTTTTTCTTCTTCAGCAATCGAGCTTCATCACCATACCGATGTTGGTACGATGAACCGGCTAATCCGGAAGCCTGGTCTAAACTCCCTAAATTGAAAAACGTTCCATTAAAAATTGAAACAGTATGCTTGAACTTCAAAGGAGGCTTGTAAGGCATTAAAAAGTTTTTTCCATACTTTGGTCGTTCATCTGTCACAAAGTGGATTCCGTCCCGCCATCCTTTACGCTCCCAGCCTTCTATGAGTGCCGGAAGAACGTTAGTCAAAGCATTTTGATAGGTATCAGAAACAAACAACTGATAACTCCGGGGCATATCATAAATAATTGCCTTGGAACGTTCCGCCACAATATCAGAAGTTTTTGCAGTGGCACGGCCGGCAACTAAATACAAATCTTTGGGAGCAATCAAATCTACAAGCATTTTTACTTTGCTCGCAAATCGCACTTCCAAATTTGAATCATCAAGATTTACGCGGGTTCTCCTGTTCATTTGGAAATGCTTTAAATGGAATGATATCGGCTTCTTCGTAAAGTCGTTGACGTTCTTTTTCACTAAGCGTACCGAATTTATTGTCGATAAGCTCTTTAATTCGATTACGGTCAACTTTTGGCATACCGATATCAGAAATGTCTGTGGTATAAACAACAACTTGTTTCTGGAAGAGTTCCGCCGGAAGTTCCTCTACTTTTTCTTTTTTGCCGCCTCGCAATTCAAAAGCTTTCATAGCTAAGTCAGCTACTATTTTTGAATCGTTTGCTGTTTCCTTTATTTGTCGAACGTAATTCATTTCCTGATCTACAATGTTAGCGTAAAAGTTTCCCCACGCTTCAATCGTAATAGATTTATCCAGGTAAAAATATTCGATAACTTCGGATATGATTAGTTTCGCTTTATAACGACTAAGCCCATCAACTGCAACCAAATGTTTGATGATGGCTTCATCATTTCCAAATTTATCAATGCGGAGCTTCATGCCATGCACACGAGTGAGCAATTCTAAATAAGCCACAATTTCAGGAGGTGCATTATTCGGATTTCCACTTTCAATAAAGCGGTAAATGTCATTTATGTTTATGTTATCAATCAGCATCAATTCCTTGGTATAAAATTCTATCGCGAATAGAAGCTTTTTCTATTTTATCGCTTTCCTTTAGAAAAATTTGAGCCGCCGTAATATTTCCTGATTCTGCCAACTCACGTTGCTTGTTCATGATGTTAAAAGTGGCTTTTAGTTTTCCGGCTTCATAGGCTAACCTTACATCTGATGATGTGTTGTTCCAAATTGCCAAGAATGCTTTTTTATCCATATCTAACTGCAACGCCACTTTTTCCGGAGAATAGTTGCATGCGGCTAAATCCATCACTTGCGTGATTTCTTCGTCGCTAAATTTTAGTTCGATTAGATTCATACTTCCAAATGATTAAACAAATTATTCCTAACAATAGACATAGAAAAGCCCAACCAACATACATTTCAATGGATTCAATCTTAACAAAATCCGTTTGAATCCCCATGAAAATAAACTGAGCAAAATTCAAAACCCCTAGCAGTAAAAAAAAAGTGGATTTTTTCATCAATACCTTTTTAAGTGATTATTCTCAAACAATTGCAATCTGAAATCAAATAAACCTTTGCAGTTAGCAAATAAATATTGCTCAAAATGAGCATTCTCACTCCAGTTCCCGGAACCTTCAATCACGAAATGAAAATCGTGTGTTTGCAACAAACAAACCTTTGCGTGTGTCCAAGCATAAAAAACTTGAATGTTCGGACGAGTACTGCACATTCCTTTTAAATTTTCAATCGTGAGCGGATTGCGTTTGATCATACTATCCGAAATCAATAGTGTGATTTTTTCCACCATTCCTTTATCATGAAGCTCCACTAAAGCCTGAATCACTTTATTGCTGATGGAATAGGTTGACGCATACAATTCCTTGATAGGATAATGCTTGGCAACAAACGGAATGAACGTAAAAGCATTAAAGGCATTGTCCGACTGAAGGAAGAGAAACTCATCAAGAGTAGGCACTCTCATCAAATCATTTTCGAGGTTGGTCACTTTTTGAAAATGCTTGGCAACGTAGTTTGACTTCCATTGCGACGAGATAGGCTCTTCCTTCAGTTCCTGAACAATATTTTTTGGATTGAAAAATTTATTGACCGACACCTAATTTTTCATTTACCAGTTTTAACTTGTATTCACGCTCATCAATAGCCGTTTGAATTTTGGCAATTTTATCAGCCTCTTTTGCTTTGCCTAATTCTGCTTTTTTTCTTGAGAAAAAAGTGGCTGAAGAGGAAATGAATTTCACTAACTCTTCCTTATTCATTTCCTCTACTTCCCGTTTCAAAACGTGTTGTTTGAATAATTCATGTTTGCCTAAAATCTCTCCGGTGCTTCCGTAGTGATTCAATTCATTCCACAAAGCTTGATTTTCAGAATAGGCTTTTTCGGTTTCCTGAACCAATTGTGTTTTTTCCTCTTCCGTTGCTTGTGGTTCTGCCGAGTCTACTTGCTGAAGCTTTTCATGCAGTTCCTGGTAACGTTTAAAAGCAGTAATTCTTTTTCCTACTACCACATACATTACTTCCGGACAATTAGCATCGTTTAAAAATGGAAACTCTTCACGCAAAGTTTTTTCTTCAAACGTCTTTTCGTGTTCAAAAACAAGCAATTCTTCATTTTTTAATTTAGAAGGTTCTGTACTTTGTTCAGGAGCTTCTGTACTAGCTTCTGTACTAGCTTCTGTACTAGCTTCAACTCTATCAAACTCTACATCAATCAACTCTGGAGACGATTTCCCTTTCATTCCAGAAACTTTATTTTCAGCTATTTCCAAATCAGTTATACCATTCAATTGCTGTAAATCATAAAGTAATGATTGAAGAAACTCATCTGTAAACCCAACTCGGTTTAACTTCGTTTCTAATCCAATGTTTTTACCAGGCGTTTGTTTATACAATTCAAATGCTTTATTGAATTGCTCATATTTATCCGCATAATCAGCGGCTAAAAATGCTAAGACGATTAATTTAAATTGATTACTCATAGGTTTTGTTTTAATTTTTTAAAGTTCAAATATTGTAATTACATTTTTCAAAAGTTGTAACATGAGCCATACACAAATAAAAAACCCCGACAAATCGGGGTTTTATCTTTATGATAGAACAATTAAGCTCTGGAAAGTTCTACTAAATATTTAGTAGCACCAGCAAGAAACACTTGGAAATGAATAGTAGCTCCAGACAAAGCTGTCCAGGTTGTTCCATTTTTCAAAAGAACAGTAACTGCACCGGCAACTCCGTTAGCAATTGTTGCAGGAGCAACTCCGCCACCACCTTCAAACACAATGTGCTCACCGTGTTCTAAATCGATAGTAGATACTTCCATTGCAGCTGTTACAGCTAACGCAGGAACTTTGTATTGGATTCCATTTTCCTCTGTTAAGTGTACCGCTTCAATATCATCAATAGCTGTTGGCAATTCAAAAGGAACATCTCCTTCATAATGCTTAGGCACAAAACCTGATTTTGCAAAAGGCTCAAACGACAAGTTGTAAAAACGACCATCGTTATTGTCTTGTTTGGTAGCTTTCAACTGTAAAGGTGAACAAGGTGTTCCCATTACTTCCCAGAAATTATCTCCACATGCTTTATGGAAAATAACAATGTCTTTTCCGGTCCAGTTTTGTACAAATTCTTTCAATGGTAATCCGTTACCCGGATGTTGAGCCACAAACTTAGAAGCAAAGTTCATCATATCCTCGTCACCATCTGTTTCCATTGATGCTTCGGTTTTACTCTTAGTAGAGTAAATCGTGATGAATTTTCCACCTTCTTTAACCGTAGGAACCCCTATCAGTTTGACTCCTTTAGAGTCGCTTTCAGGAAAGTTTAAGTCCTGAGCTTCCACAAGAACAATTGTGTTCTTTGGAGCAGCCGACCCGGGACTAATCCCGGCGGCTTTTGTTAAATTTACTTTTGTGTACATTATCTTATATTATTAAAGCTTACTAATTAAGCAATTACACGTTTAGTTTCTTGCCATAAACCATCTATCAAGGTCAACTCGATATAGTGAGCTGCAGTATCCAAAGTAGCAGCAGATGCTAACTTGATATTACCAGTAGTTGAAAGTGTTACATTTACACCTACTGCGTCAGTTCCATAAATAGCAATTGTTTTTCCTGGAACACCATTCAGAACGGTAGTAATAGCAGTTGTAACTGTATGAGCGGCTTTATAAACAACTCCTAAGTTAGCATCAATAGCATTTGTATTGAAGCTTACATCAGCTGTAGCAACTGTTTCTGGAGTAGTAGTTCTAGAAACTTCTACAGGAACACCAGTTAATGGCACATACAATGTCAAAGTTCCACCAGTATTCAATGCAAAATCAGCAGTTAAATTGATTTTTGCATTGTCATCTTTCACCAATACGTTGGTTGCAAGAGCCGCATCACCTTTAATTTTGATTACTTGACCAGCATAATCTGCATAGTTAGAAATACTTACCACGTTTGAAGTTCTGTTTTTAGCAACATAAACATTGTTAAATGGTAGTTTCAATGCAGTTCCTGCAGATGTTTCGTGGAATGGCACAAAAGTATCTCTTGTAAAAATAGGAGCAGTGTTTGACCAAACTGTTTGTACTTTAAACTCATCTGGATCACCAGCTTCCACTGTGTTACCAATGTGAATGAAACGAATACCCATTTTGTAGTCAGCCCAGATGTACATTTTTCTAAGTAAGTACTCAAATTTGTACATTGATTTTTCAGCCGGAACGTTTTCAAGGATTTCGATGTTATCATCAAAAGTCAAGAACATAAAGTCAGAACCTCCCATGTCGATTAATCGTTGGAACTTCACGTTCGGATAATCTTTTGGCGTTTCAGGATAACCTGAATAATCCATGTTTGTTCCAAACAAAGTTTCTGATCTACGTTTGTATGCTCTTAACCACTCGTCAGATAAATAAAGCACCAAACCTTGTTGCTCTCTTACGTCTTGTGGCAATTGCTTAATGAAATTATCTACATAATCTACAATGTTTGTAGTGGTAGGTAACCCTAAATCAAACGGACGGTATTTTTTAGTTACATCACGAGCTTGTTGAGCTAAGTACAATAAACCGTTTTGACGATTTAAAGCTCTACCTGCTTCAGTAGCATTTTCCGGAGTTTCCACATAAATACCTTTGATGGTAGCCACACGGTCTTCGATTCTTGCTTTTTTGTCGATTTCTGAAACTAAGAAACGAACGAATGATTCTTTATAAGGTTGAGAACCTTCTTTGTTCATCATGTTCAACCAGCTAGCTTCCATTTTTTGAAGTCTGAATCCAATGAATTCAGCATCAATTTGGATAGGGAATATTTTTCCTTCTTCTGCTTGAATGGTTTGTTTGTTTTTTGGTAACCAAGGAAGTTTTCTACTTTGAGAAACTTCTGCAGTAGCGATAGAAGCATCAGCCACTAAATCATCTACTTTAGTTCTGGTAGGCCAAAAATCAGGTAAACCAAATTTATCACGAGTTAACGACTTTAATTCAGTTGGGTTTTCACGATAATATAATTTCATATCATCATTTAACTTCTGAATCGTTGGTTGGTCCGTAAAGTCTGTTGCACTAACGGTCATATTACCCGATGCTAATGCTGCCGCTTTTCTGTTCCAAGGTCTATCCAATGCATCATAACCTTTGCCTGATGCAAATAAATGGGTTGCGTTGTGTTTCACTTTTGGAGAGGCATTTTTAATTATAGCTTCAGGACTATCTCCCAATGACTCATCCATTAACTTCAAAAACTTAGCATCATAGTCGGCCATTTTTTGACCTAATGCTTTCACTTTTGCAGCTAAATCAGGATCACCATCACGAGTGCCGGCGGCTGTTTTAATTTCTTCTGCTGTTAACCCTGATTCTTTCACAAGGGCATCGATTTCATCTTGAATCGCTTTTAGCGTCAAGGAGTTGTCTTCCATGGCCTGAAGCTCTTTGTTCAAAGCTTTTTTCATGTCAGCCAATTGTTCTTCGTTAAAGGCGGTTTTCAGTTTTTCTTCCTGAGCCGCACTAAAATCAATTTCTTTCTTTTCCGCATTTACGGGCATCTCATTGACGTCTAAAAAAGAAAGTAGAAAAGCGACCGTTTTGGCCATAAATTTCCATTTCATAGTAGTAAATAGATTAAGTTAATAATTTTTATAGTGATTCATTTCACTCAACATAAGGGCCATGTTCATGGCATCTTTTAGATTCCCCATTCCGTCAACCAAATTCAATCCGATAGCTTTATCGGTGAAAAAGGTTTTTCCGGTCAATACTCCGGGTTCTCTTAAATCTAATTTTGGACGAGCTGCTTTCACAGCATTTTGAAAATTAACAGCCATTGGCGAAAGCATTTCTTGTTTAATCATATCATACTTTCCATCCATCGCCAAACGGAATGCTTCATTTTTGTTTTCTGATTCATCCGGATAAACTTCGTGGAATTTATAGCCAAGGCTTTCTAAATAAGCTTTGTTTTCTCTCCAGGATAAAACCACACCAACTGAACCAATTTGAGCGGAAATGTCATTGGATGCCATCACATGGTCAGCACAAACAAGCATACTGTATAAATGAGCAGAACAACATTGATCATACAAACCAACAACCGGTTTTGTTTTACGCATTCCGAAATCTTTGAACGGAGCAATAGCCGACACAGAACCGCCAGGACCATCTACATTTAAAACAATAGCTGCTACGTTCGGATTTCTGTCGGCTTCAAACAAAGCAGAAACAATTTCGTCCGCTCCGTATGTACACCAATCGCCATATTTGATAATGGCTCCAATCATGTCTACTACTGCGATACTATTTCTAGGCAAATTGTATTGACCGTCAGAATTCATTTTGATTTGTGAACCGGACTCTGTGAAGTAGTTAACCAGGGCTTTAGGATCTTGGTTAGCAGTAGGCATTTCTATTTTTTCACCGGTGATTAATTTATGAGCTAAAACACCATAAATTTCCAAAGAAGGAATGTGCATACACCATAACCCTCGAGATATTTCAGATAATAACGGATTTAATCTCATGATCTATTTTTTTACGAAAGTCGACCTTTTGTAAAAAAACTGTTGTAACATGGTTTTTTGAGGTTTTTCAATCTTCTAAAGGGTTTTTAGCCGTTCTGACTATTGCTTTTTCGAGGAGAATAATTTCTACTTCAAGTTTTCCGAGCTGAATATAAAAGTGATCACTAATAGAAGACAACATTGTCATTTGGTCTACCAATTGCACTTTTTTTAATTTTAAAGAGGAAAGTTTTTTTTCCATTAGTTTTTGATTCTAAAGATTGACGCGTTGTAACCAACCCAAATTCGTTGTTCTGTGTCGAAGGAAGCCGTGAAGATGTTTCCTTTTTTGTTTTGAAAACCTAAGTTTCCTTTCACCAGGAACGAATCAAATTCTAATGTGTTTCCAAACTCCACTCCACCCATCAGACGAAAGGTGACTTCTTTTTCTGCCGGAGCTTCGATTGTTTTGGCTTTGATTTTATACTCAAAAATCATCGATTGGATTTCGCCACGAACTACACCGGTAGTATTAATCTCAACATCATCGTCGCTGAATTTGTTTTCATAAAGCCGTAGAGCAATGGCTTTATTGTATAATTCCTGTTTTAAAGAATCTGTTTCGTTGGCAAAAGCTTCTTCCATGGCTGCATTTTGCTTGAGCAAGGAATCAATTTGATTTTGAAGAAAATTAATTTCTTCCTGGCTCTTATTCCCTTTTGGAATAACAACCGGTTTTTTTGGAGTAATCACCACCTGTTCAGGTTTAGTGATTGGCGATTTACCTTCCTTTTCGGGAATAACGATACTTTGTGGTTTGGAGGGGTTTGGCTCGCAACTGTTTTGAAGAAATATCACTACGACGAGTGCGGCGATGATAAGGTAAGGAATTGATTTTTTCATGATAATGATGATTAAAGTTTTCGGGTACGGTTAAAATATCATACGGAGCGACTGAACAATTATGTAAGGTCAGCGTTTTGCCTTCAAGCACTTGTTCAGGAACTTGTTTTACTAATTCAACAAGAAAAATATCGTTAGCATGAACTTGACAAAATCTTTCAACAGTCATTCCAACGCCGGTTCCGACGATATAGACAATTCTTCCCATTATTTTTTATTCTTGAATTTAAAGTAGAAAGAGGAGTTTCATATTGATTTAATTTGAAAATGCATTCCGTCTTTCCGTGTCCAGGTTCCGCCCCAATCACATCCGGCATCTGTAAAGCATTTTACAAAAGCATCAGACAATTTAGGCTCTTTGCCTAAACCATTCTCTGCCGCATTTACATCAATAGCATTTGCCCAACTATGTATAGACATAGAACTTAATCCTCTTTTTTGTCGGATAATAAAACAACCATCCCAAGTTTTCATTTCCTTGGCTAAACCTCTATCGATTACATTTCGCAGAGCTTTTTCTAAAACAGGCTGAAAATCTTTGTTTACAAATATTTTCTTTGGAAAGCCAATGGTTCCAACAGCAGAAAACCTAACATGGCTAAATGCTTTTTGAATATCTTCATCAACCAACCAAATTTGAAAATTTTTTGTTTGAGTTTCTAATAAGTTTGGATCTCCGTATTTTTTTAGACATTGTGCAGATGTTACCATAATTATCCTAGTGTTTCGTTAGTATTTTCCTCTTTAGAAGGCGTTAATTTATTAAAAACAGTAATCCCAGACAGACCAAAAACTAAAAGCATAAAGGAATCAAACACCGCAATGGCATCACGATTATCAGTTATTTTAAAAAAATAACTGGCAATAACAATGCCTATTCCTATGAAAATAGCCAAACAAAAAGAAACGAACATCGTTAGTGATGTTCTTGACCATTTTCCTTTTACCTTGAGTGTATCATCAAATATCTTCATCTGATTTTTTGTTATCCTTTTTTGCTTTTTTATTAGTTGTATGCAGTAGATACCACTTATGCGTTGTATATCCGATAGAAATAGCAACTAAAATAAATTTAAGAAAAGCATCTGCTGATGAAAACTCAATAGCCAGAAACGTAGTTACATTTAAAAAAAACAGTTTAAAATCTTGAAAGTCCATTTTTTTTTATTCAAAAATACTTTTCAATTAAGGGCTTTTTTGTAACATGGTTTAACAGTAATTCACTACTCTATTGGAGCTTTGAAATTGCAACCTGGAGAAAAGATTAGTTTTTTTTTCACGGTAGTAGAGCTGTCGGAGGTTTTCAACTTCGATTCCGTTTTCTTCCAAGTCATATTCTGAAGCAAATGCTTCTAATGAATTCATCACACTCATTCCCGATTTAACGCAACCTTTCACATGAAAAACCAACGCAATGCGAAAGATGTCCTCCAGCAAACTGTTGAACGCTTTTACTTTTTCTTCTGGAAGCAATAATTTTTCTTTTACTCCATGATTATCCGTGTAGATCATTCCTGAATAGTTCAGGTTTTTTTTTCGTTCAATGGTCAAGTACATCACAAAATGGTCTTGTTTGCCTCGTTTCTTTTTATAATCCATCAGTTCATAAAGAAATTTTGCAATTGAACTTGAAGGAAGAAACCGAATTGAAGAAACTGTAGTGCCTTGATAAGATGCCTGTTTTCCTTCGAATTGTTCAAAGAGAAACGGCACTAAATGAGAACGAATTTGACACGGTATAATCATTTATTATTTTCTGTTTAAATAGTGCAACACGAACGCAATTAAAAATAAAGTGAGAGCCATCAAAATATCCGCCACAACTCCTGGACCAATGTTTTGAAAAATGAAATAAACCGGAATGAAAAGAAAGTAGCCATACCATCCCCAACGAATATCTCTATCGGATGGAATTCCATCAAAAAACCATGACTGAATAGCCTCAATGCACATTCCTAAACAAATGGCAGAAAAGGAGGCAAAGGTTAGAATAAACCATTGCGGCAATCCTGTTAATGAGAAAGGCATCATTAGGAATAACATTCCGCCCCCTAACAATAAATGGCTTGGGATGTTTTCTTTCCAGGTAATGTTTTTTCGTTGAAAATCGGTTGGAATTTCTTTTATCAATTTCCATATCATTTTATGAATGGTGATGGAAATGAAAGCTCTTGGTTTGTTGCCGGTTCTCTCGACGCTTCGTTCCATGGTGGCTGCATCATTGTTAGATTGAATTTCTAATAATTCCGCTCGCTGTGTTAAAACAGTTAAGGCAATTAATAAAATTTGAACGGTCAGTTTTAATCCCTGAGAAATTTCAACAAGTTCTTGAACTTGCATTAAAATGATTAGAATGGTACTAATCACCCATTTGTACTTAATAACAAAATCTTTCATAGTTTATAGATGTTAATTGGTTTACTTGCTTTAAATGTTCCTTTCAATTTATGTCGCCACACGTTCAAAAAGGTGAATCGTGTTAGGAACCATCGTTCAATGATGAGCTCTAGTGGATAATTGCAAGTGATCATAATGTCAAACATTTCTCGGTCAACTGCTTTTCCTACATATCCTTCGGAGTTTCTTCTATCATGGTTGAGTGAGGCTAATTCAAAAATGGTCGATGAATGTTTGCTTTTTGAAAAAGTAGGACCATCATACCTAAATTCACCACGTTTAAAAGATTCCCACAATTCGTGATGTAGTAATCTTAGCGGGTGTTTGAAGTCTAAACCCCAAAGTTCTGATTTCAAACACGCATCAGCCACAGATGCTTCCAACTCGGTAAAATCGGTATATAGACGGTCTTTTCTCATTATACTAATTCAAATAAAATTCCATCCAAAACAGTGACAGTTCCGCCGGATTGTGTCGACACTTTCATTGATAAAGTTTGTCTGACTATTTCAACGGTATGATTAGTAGCAGCATCTTTCAAAACAGCGGCTAAATCCGATCCACCTTTCATTACATAGCGGTCAATATCATCTTTGAAAAAAGTGTACAATAAATTGAATAAATCAGGTTGTTGACTTTTGAAATATTCAAAGATCAATTCACGCTGTTGTTTTTTGAAAAATTCTTTATCATCTTCCGATAATTGGTAAAAGTTTTCCCATTGATCGGCAATGGAACCATCGAGATAGAAAAGTTTAGTGATTCGACGAAATCCGTCATCGTAGCCATCTTCTTGAAACCAATAGCGTTTTTCAGAACTCCAAATCAATTGGTTTTTTTTCCGGTATTTTTTTTCGCCTTTCAATCCTTTATCTGCTAAAGTTGAATCGCGTTTTATTCCTTCCAAATTGTCTAAAGACAAAAGTTTTGGATTCATTCCTTCCAGCTCCGGATAAAGATGAAAAAGAGCGATTGTTGATTTTTGAAATGCAATTATTTCTTCTTCAGTATCCGCATTTACCCAAACTCCATTGTTATTTCTTACTCTAGCAATATCAACTGGCAACGGTGTTGTAGAGAAAAACTCCCAACCCTGATTCGTTTCTGATTTTACTCCTAAATAATTTCCGTTTTCGTCTGTTTTGTAATACATAATTATGTTATGGATTTAATTTTTGAAGCTCTTAAAGTTCTAATAGAAGCAGTTTCTGTTGCATTACCTAATTGAGCTGTTATAGTTATTTTAAATGCAGATGAATAAGTCAATGAAACATTTGAAAACACAGCACTAGTTCCTAAAACATCAGATATTAATGGTGTTGTTGGAGTGATAACACGAACTAAATTCCCGCTTAAAAATGAAATATTTACTCTTTGCATATTTAAACCTCGATTGTTTCCGGTATAAGTAGCAATTAATTCATCTGAAGTTGTTCCGGTGGTTCCAAATCTTATT